TGGCACTTTTAATAGCTTGAACGATTAGCCACGTTAATACAATTATAATTACTGTTGTTGTCATGATTCCCCTTATTTGATTGTCACAAAGCTCTTCATCAATGATACTGGCTCTCCAGCTATTTCCACGTTAACAGTCGTAGCTGTCTGTGAAATAACCTTGTACTTACCATTCAAAGTGAAGTACTCCATCTTACCGTTGTTGCCTTGAATATATTGATTACGTAGCTTATTACCATACCTATCAGTCAAAGTCATAGCTGAAATAGGGATATAGTTGTTGTAATCAATAGGCTTGATGCTCATATCAAAGTTCACACCATACATTTTGTTATTGTACTTAGTCCAGTAATCAGCCACGTAGACACCGTTAAATGTTGCATAACGTGTTTTGGCTGGTGCACTTGGCGTGTTAGTAGACTGTGATGGCTTAGAAGCTGTTTGCTCTGCTGGTTTATCATTATCCAATGAACCAACAACCATGACATTGCCATCAACACCAAAATGATTATCTGCATACTGCCATATCTTCACATTAGACATATTTGGGAAGTATTGCATAGGCGGTGTTGCCTGGTTAGCTGTAGTTAGATACCAAGCCACCCATAGTGCATTAGGATAACGTGCATTCACTCTTGATAGGTCAACATTAGCATTCATGTAGTAGTAACCAGAGTACAGCATTGGCTTGTAACCTGCTGAATAAATAGCATCCATAAAGGTTAAGATAGCTGTTGTGTTGTTAGCCTTATTAAGACCAGCACCTGCTTCATAATCCAAGGCAATGTAACTGCCCTTAGCTAATCCAGCGTTGAGTGCATCCTGTACAGCTAGTTGTGCTGAATACTGTGCATCACTAACTGAATCACCAAACTGACCCCAGAAGTAGCCACCAGTTTGCATACCAACGGCATCAGCGTTATGGATTTGTGCATAGGCTTTAGGATTGCTATAATGGCTACCCTCACCGCCTCCACGTCCACCCAGCTTAACCATAGTGAACTTGTCACCAACCTGCTTATATGAGCTAAAGTATTGTGTCGTTGTGCCTTGATAACTGGCAACGTCAATACCTAGAGTATTGGCTGATACGCCTGAAATCGTGGCAACTAAAAAGGCAACTGCTCCAATAGAAGCAACCGCCCAACGTTTTAATTTATTCATTTTTGTCTTTCCTTTCATGCTCAAGAAGCTGTATTCGGGTCTCATGCCCATTTACCTCTTTTTCTATGTCCTCAATCTGTTGTGATGACTTTTCTAGCATCTTAGTTTGGCTAGCAACGTTAGCGCTTAACAGATTAACTGATTCATTCAGACTACCTATAGAATCTTTGAATGCATTCTTGAAGAGATAGTTAAACAAGCTATAAAATACCCCCGTTGCTACTCCAACCTCACTAATTATTATTAAAATATGTTCTATTCCCATGCCTAATTCCTTAACGTGTTATTGGGTAGTTCATGCTACCTGTTAGATTACCTTTGTGGTTGTCAACAACACGTACATACAATGTTGTTGTGCTGTTAACATAGCTGATAACTGGATAGATGCTAGTGGCACCAATATCTGATGATGCTGCTGTAATCTCAACATCAGGGGCGAAAGCACCAGGTACTCTACCAATTTGATTACCGTTGACTGAATTTGTGACATCAACTCCACGCCAACGTAGGAAGACAACATTGTCACGTACACGATACTGTGCATAGGCTGGAGCACCATTATCAGACCACAAATTAGCACCTGTTGATGCAATGTCTAAGTTAAGCCAACCTGTATCATTCAGCATGGGATTATGTTGTGCAACTGTACCTGAGGTAGCTGTAGTGCTAAATGTTCCTAATGGTAATTCATAAATGAATCCACCATTGTTAATATCTTCCTGAACTAAATTGCCTGTGACAGCACTTAGATAAACTTGATTAACCGTGACTTGGTAGTTAGATTGACCAGCTTGACCAATCACTGTATTAGCTTTACTCAAGTCTACTGTGATGCAAATATTACCATTTGAATTGGCTGGAAGTGTTAACGTTGTGGGCTCTGTTATTTCAACCAGTCTTCCTAAGACAACAACTTGACCTGTATCAACTGTTGCTGTTAGTCCACTTACTGTTATTTTTAATTTATTTCCTCTATTGATAACACCACTAGTGTCACCATTGATTGCTGAATAGAGGCTGGCATCATTTGAGGGTGTGACAAAATTTCTGTCACTCTGATACATTGTAATTGCCATATTTTGCTAAATTCCTTTCTAATTGCTAGTGCTAAATAAGTCTGTCTTACCAAAGCGCAAATTACCAAAGGTCAAGTTAATGACATCTGAACTGCTATCTATTGAGTAGGCTGATAAGACTGACTTATATTGGGTACCGTTGTAATAAATGTTTGATTGAAGCCCTAATTTAACCTTATCTAAGGGCAAGAAGTTGTTATTGAGTTGGGCACTGAACTGAATACTGTGACTATAAGCATTAGCACTTAAATTAGATGATGCAATGCTGTCGTAAGTTGGGTTATCAGTTGCTGTCTTATCAAACATGTAAATCTGTACTTGTGTTGGCTGTACTACCTTGTTTGTGAGTGTTTTGCTGACTGTGCCATCAGTTTGCAACCAGTAATGGGCTAGTATCGTAGGGTTTTCCATATCAGTACCAGCTTGGTCAACAATCCATAATTCATTATTGTAATTTCTAAGAAAGCGACTATCTGTCACAGTCCAATTATTGAAATCATAGACATCATTTTTGAAATTCCAAGTATCAGTCACCTGGTGGATGTCTAATTTTGGGTAATAAAAAGGTACCCCATTTGAGGTACCCTGTCCTATCCCTGATATATCAATAATTGTGTTGTGTAACTTGAATCCTCTAATGAGGTAATCAATGAAATTACTTGTACTAATACCATCTGAGCTAGTGACTGCAAAGGCTGTATTAGTTGAGTTGGATAATGAATGTGTTAGTAATCCTGAGCTGTTACTTTTAATGTAATTGCTAATCAGCTTAATGATATGTGCTTCATAGGAGTTACCAGACTTGTTACCAACTATAATATCTCCGTTCAAAACGTTCCAAATGTAGTTAGCTGATAGAGTCATTAGCTTGGATGTGTCATCAACATCTACTGTGATAATCTGACCATAGTACATAAGATGGGTGCTGTTAATAGGTCTGATAGCAACATAGTCACCAATTACAATAGCCTTATTCTTTTCTACTGTAAGGCTTGTAGTAGCATTACTTAAGGCATCCATTTCAATGTCATAAGTAAACAAGGGATAAGTCCCTCTAATTGTTAAATCAGTCCCATTAAATACAGTAATTTCAAAAGATAAACTCATACTATAAGCCTCTCTTCCTTGAATGTCATGTTAAGCCCTGCATTAGCATCTAAGTAGGCTAATAAAGTACTAGTGCCTGCGGGAATCCGTACATAATTATCTAAGTTAAAATCAGCCAATTGTGACACATCTGAAAAAGAACCATCTGGACTATAAACCCTAGCATACTGGTCTTCTGGATATGAGCTAACGATAAGCCTTTGATTATCAGCAAGGGTTAGATTGAACTTAGCTTGACCAACTACTGCACCGTCTTGTACAATTTTCCACTCTGGATAGACTTGGCATCTTCCTGTTATTGTTATAATTGCTGGACTGCCTATTTGAGTGCCAAAATACTCACTATTATTGTCAAGGGTAATAGCTTTTTCACGTCCTACAATGTTGGATTCAATGTAAACATAGCCATAAGCATCTTTAGTGATGATAGGTACCTCCTTTAATTTTATGTACGGGCATAAGCCCTTAGTTATTAGTTGGCTGTAGTACCAGCTGATTGTGATGCTTCTTGTTCATCCTCTACTGCATAGACAGCAGTATCGAAGTCAGCCTTATCTTTTCTAACTTGTGCCTTATTGGCTTCATACAAGTCTTGGTTTTGGATATTAACATTACTAGTTGTGCCTGAATCAGATACGTTAGCATTGAAGTAAGCAATAGCCTTGCCATCTGATGTTACTGAAGTTGCTGTAATTGATACACTCTTATTAATTGTCATGGTTTATTTTTCCTTTTCTGTCTCTTCCACTGGAGCCTCTGCCTGTGACTGGTATTGCTGAAGCATTGACTCTAACTGTGCATTTACAAGTGATAGCTGTGCATTTTGCTGTAGTAGCCTATTAATCACGTCATTGTTATTTGGTTGTATTGTGTTCATTATTTACCTTTCTTATCTCATTCCTAGCTTTCCAAGCATGGTGTATAGAGAGTATGGCTTACCTTTCATGAAAAAGATAACGTCTTGTGTATTATCTGTGCCAAAGCCAGCAGTGTTGTCTCCTGACATAAATCCAAACCATTTAGATGATGAGCTAATATCTATACCCTGGGTATGTAAAGTACGTTTTCCACCTGAATACAGTGATGATACCTGTAATCCTGAGTTAGCATACATCATCAATTCAGTAGAGAATACGTCTTCTACGTGCCAGCCAGACATTCTGCCCTGATATCCAGCTACAAGTGGTGAATCCCACGTCATTAGCATGTCATAACCACCATTGGCATTACTGATACCAAACCCTATACCATCACCACCGTAGATAACATTATTTTTACCAGAAATAGCATCATAATTATCATCACCTGGTGTGGTTGTATGGTAGCCATGTAAGCCAATCATTAGGTAATCTACGTTTGGATGTGGTGCCCATTTAACGGTACCAACCATACCTATATCCTCAGAAGAGCTACTGATATAAGCTGTCTTACCATTTCTGAAAGCAGTAGCTCCATCTGGTGAATAAACAGTCAACCCACTAGCATCAAATACAGCATCAGAGTTAGCTGTTTTCACTTCCATCCCAGCTGATGTGATAGTTGTACTACCGTATTTACCATTCCAATTAGACTGAATAAAACTTGATACATCACCAGTAATCTTAGCAACATCTAAGGTAGCAATTTTAGCATTAGTGATAGTTGCATCAGCTATATCAGCATTAACAATTGACCCATTCTGAATCATGGCTGAGTTAATCCACGCTGTACCAGTTATCTGGGTGCTAGGTGAATCAATGACAACTTTTTTCGAGATTAGGCTCATCTGTGATGCATTACCTACAATTCCTGATACAATGCCACCAATATTGTCATTGATTCCAATAGACCAATTGTCCTTAAATAAGGACAATATAGTCTGATTATTGTTGTTTGCTCCTGCTGTATATCCACCAGTAACAAGTTCTTGAACACCTACATAAGGTCTAGCTATATATACGTTTCCATTCCCTTGCATAGCATAAGATAAGTAGAAGTTTTTAGAAGCACTATTAACAGTAATTTTTTTCCTGTAATTAACCCAATTAGTATTGGCTACAGTTATGCTTGCTATCGTTGTTTGAGCTATAACAACCATCTTTGCATCACATTCAACCAAGCTAATAACTAGATTATCTGTAGCAGTGCCACCCATTTTATTAGCTTTAATATCAACTGAAACATTAAGGGTTGAACCAGCAAAACTATAACTGCTCCAAGTTTGGGAATGTAACCAACTATAATCGCCATTTAATGCTGTCTGATTATAGCCAATTGATTGAACACCTTGATATGCAACACCTGATGAATAATAAAAGTTATTAGCACCAGATTGGTCCCAATTTACAATACTATTTGATAATGCACTATCCATTAGTGAACTATCAACAACAAGGTTATTAGCTGAAACAGTTGCCAAAATACCTGAGTTAGTTTGAGTTAACTGAGTCTGTAATCCTGTGTCATAACCAGTAATTGAACTAGTGGTAAAATCTTTAGAACTTTGCAAGGTGTTATTGTCACCTGTTTTTCTATCAGCTATTTCTTGTGTTACTTGGTTAGCCGTTGTAGTTTGCTTTGTTTGTAAGCCAGTAATATTGTTAGTAGCTGTAGTTAAAGTACCTTCAGCAGTTGTAACTCTTTTAGTGACAGAATCAATATTAGTGCCTTGCTTAGAAGCTGTATCAGTAAGCCCATCTATCGTTACTTGTTGTGATGCTAAAGCATTTACTGTATCTTCTGGAGCTGGAGACCAATCTGTAGCCTTATTACCCTCTTCTAATTTAAAGTTCCTAAATGACAATATCTGACCTTTTGTAAAACTACCACCTGTTGCATTTAGTCTAATATAATAGTTATCTACATTAGGACTAGTTAGAGCAGGGAATTTAAAGGTGTAAGTTAGTGTAGTCCAAGTATCGGAATTAATTGCTACAGAGGGTGAAAATACGTTATTAACACGAAAAGCAGCATATGGTACTGTACCTTTAACATCAACTGATAAAGTGTACTGCTTTGTTTTATCAAGATTTCCACTTACATAACTTTTATATGCCTCAGCAAGAGCATAATACCATTCTTGTGTACCATTACCGTTATAGGTAAGTGTTATTGAGTAAGAATTATATGTTACATTTACACCTGACCATGCAATTACTGCTCGATTAGCTTGTT